AAAGATACAAACCCGAAAGTGGTAGTACAATAAGTTTTCCTGCTGAAGATACCTACATAGCATGTTGGGAAGATACAAGTGGTGCAACAGTTACTGGATATAGAATAGACGAACAAGGTAATGCGAATCCTTGGGGAACATTGTCTAATGTGGGTGATTTTTTTGAACATGAGGTAGGGCAGACGACTGGCTGGGATGGCTCAGGTGGTAAAGGTAGTCAGACAGAGGACAATCGTTACCATACATCAATTTGGCTTAGAAGTGATGAACACACTGATACTGAGTTGGGTATAGGCTGGTCGATAGGTTTAAGGACGACCGCTGGATCAACATTAGGCTAATAAATACAAATAATGCTAATAGTCCAAGGAGACGAAGATGGCAATAAAGGTAAGTTCAACAACAGTTATCGATGATTCGCGGATACTTCAAAGTCTCGCAGGTGCGTCTGGTACATATACAAGTTTTTACCCAAGCATAACAGCAATAAGTTCTGCAATCAACATGGCAAAACCAGTCATGTCTTGCACATTGACCTCTAATGTAACTTTTACTACAAGTAATAGAAATCAAGGCAGAAACAGTGTTCTCGTTTTGGATACAAATACTTCTAGTTTTACCCCGACATTTCCCGCAGAGATAACGTGGGCTAATGATACGACTCCCACCTGGTCTGATAATAGATACTGGCACATAGCTATGTGGTGTTGGAATAACACAGACGTAAGGGCTGCAGCTGTAGGCTATAATAGTTAGAGAATTGAATTATGTCAATTAAAGTATCATCAACAAGAGTCATAGGTCTATACATCTCCGCGCCGTTTCTTGAGAACATCATAGATACAACTGATAGTATCTACGGTAGATCTACGAATGATGCCTGGGTAAGTAAGACCCAAACACAGACATCAATAGGCGGTGCGGGTAGTCCTATTTCATTCGACCGCGCGGGTGTCTGGTTTGGCTCTACTTCATTTTGTGCAGCTGGATGTCACATCCTCTTGCCCCAAAATCAGAGTTTGTATTTTGCAAGTGGTGATGCGAATCCAGGCGAGACAGCAAATGTACTAATCGATCGCGGTGGTAGTGAATACCAATTATCATTTACCAGTGGTGGTTCCGGTAAAATGACCATTTACTGGGAAGATGGTACCGAACCATCTTGGAATGACTGGAGATATTGGCACATATTTGGAGTAGCAATTGATAGTAGTAATATTAGATGTACTGCAATACCTTGGGGTTCAACTGCTGCGACATACCCGGCCGGAACATTTGCTGGTCGCAAATCCACGCCCGGTGGCTCATATCAAAATGTAGCATATATTTTTGACTCTGCTTCGACTGGATCTGGCACGGCTAGCGCTCTCGCATCGGGTGCCACATTCATCCAGCATTATGGATCGACGACGACAATTAAAATTTATAAATCGGGCACTCCCAATACTGCTACTTGGTATAATACATCAGGCACGGGTGCGCCACTCTATACATCGGGCAACCCAACTACTATCTGGACCAGTCCTAATATCACAGCTACTGCAGTTAAATGTGTAAAAAGCAGAACAGGAAATCCTGATGTAGATTCGGGTTGGATCACGGCAACAACCGGTGTCACCACGACCTTTACTACCGCGGTAAGTGTTAACGGAAGCGGTGGTACTATTAGTAGTTCCGACTCGAACTTCGATAGGATGGCATTTTACGTCAGAGCTTCTGGATATGCCGATGCTCGTGTTGCGGATTTTCAAACAGAAACCTATGCATCAGCTTCAGCCTCGTGTTTCTTGGGTGATTCTTTATTGACGATGGTAGATGAGTCTGGCAATTTCTTGGAAAAAGTGACTTTAGAAAATGCCCACGCAGCCTATCATGCAGATACTAGTACTCCAAAATATGTAAAGGGGCAAGATGGAGTGACCAACAGAATATTAGTATTCCGTAAAAATGATGTACACGGTCCTATATTTGGATTTAATGGTAATGATAGTTTTGTAACTGGTGCACACCCCTTCTTAACTACTACTGGATGGAAGTGTATTCATGGTAGTATTGGTAATGAACAACATGCTAATTTAAATATAACAGACCTCGAGGTTGGAGATGTGCTTATAAAATATAATTCAGACACGGGAGAATATTACGAAGAAGAATTGACATCTATTGCCATGAACAGAATGCCAGCAGTGGTTTATTCTTTAGACGTGACAGGCCCCGATTCAGATACCGATGGTAATGACACATATATCGTCGATGATTATGTTGTACACAACAAGTAAGGAATTATAATGCCATTACCACATTCACACGGATACGGACCCATTGGTGCTGGACATGCCACAGGTGGTAGTGCTCCCGTATCACCACCAGTTTCGCCACCCGCAACCGGATCGATTCTTAGTATTACACCGACGGCTTCTAGTTATAATGAAGGCGGTACAGCCGTATTCAATATCACAACATCAAATATGGCAAACGGTACATCACTCAGTTATCAAATAGTTACGGGTGGTAATGCATATCCTGCTGCTGCACTTAGTGATTTTGATACGGCCACAAACCCGACTAGTGGATCTGTAACAATCAATAGTAATGCGGGACAAATTAGTTTTGATATTGATGCAGATTTAACGACAGAAGGATTAGAACAATTTAGAGCCTCGGTAACGTATTCGGTTACTTCGCAAACTATGACATCTTCTTATGTTACAATTTCCGATACCTCGACAACGCCGGTAGTACCTGCAATCACATCGGTGGTGGGACCTTCTTCTATTGTTGAAGGTACAAGTGGTACAATAACTGTAAATACTGTAAATATCCCTGATGGTACTTTATTAAACTGGGCAATCACTCATAACGAATTGGGGTTAGGACCCGTATCAGCTACTGGTGAATATTCCCTTACCTCGGACACTGTCGAAATAACCGGTAACTCGGGACAGTTTGATATAACACCGGTTGATGACGCTACAAGTGAATCGAACGAATACGGATTCGTTACTGTGAGCGGAACTGTATCTGGTACTGCTGTTTCTGAAGATTCGAATGATATCGATATTATTGATGCCGCGCAGCCTACAATCACTAGTGTAGCTAGAGGTGATACATCAATAGAGGAAGGTAATTCAACTACATTCACCGTCAATACGGCAAATATATCAAACGGAACTGCATTGAATTGGTCTATTAACAATGTAAGTTCAGAGAATGCTGATTTCTCTACAACTTCAGCTGCTGGAGGTACTGTTACAATTAATAGTAATAGTGGCCAAGTAACTATAGATACGGTGGCAGATTCTGATACTGCGGAAGGTGATGAGACATTTAAGCTAGATGTTTCCGGTACCGTAAATGCAGCTAGTGTATCTGGTTCGAGTGCCAGCGTTACTATTGAAGATAAGACTCCACAAATTTTAAGTATTGTTGGTTCAGCAACTATCACAGAGGCAGGAACCGGTAATTACTTTGGCTACCTTGTTAGTACAGCAAACATTGCCGACGGTACCGTACTTAATTGGGCTGTGAATCATATTTCTACGGCTGCAGCAGATTTTGGTGGAAATGGTACCAGTGGCACAGTCACAATTAATAGTAATACCGGAACAATTCAGATTGATATTGACGAAGATGAGGTCACTGAAGGCAATCAGACCTTTACACTTACAGCATCTGGTTCTGTCCCCCACCCAAATGATGGAACAGTGAATGTCAGTGTAACAAAAACTTCTTCAACCATTACCATCACTGATACTTCAACACAGCCCTCACTCAGTATTTCATCGACACCAGTTCAAGGTAACGAAACTAATTTCAACTCAATGACTTGGACAATAACAGCCGCTGGATTCGACAATGGCGCGTCTATAGCTTGGGTAGTCAATCATGGCTCTACTCAAGCAGCAGATTTTACTGCGACCAGCGGGTCAGAGACATTAAGTGGTACGACATGCGACATAACAATCGAGGCTGTAGAGGATTTTCTTACAGAGAGTGCTGAGACATTTACCTTTACAGTAAGTGGCACTAGTGCGGGTGGGTCTAGTATTAGTCAGACATCCCATACAGTTACAATATACAGTACCTCACAGACACCTAGTATTAGTTCAGTTAGTGGTCCTTCGTCCATTGATGAAGGTGCATCAGGTGATTTTAATGTTACTACGGTTAATGTTCCCAACACCACTTCACTAAACTGGCAAGTAGTTCATACTGATACTACTGCCGCAGACTTTCCTGTGGTTAGTCAGAGTGGTACTGTCACGATTAATAGTAACTCTGGTACAATACCCATATCGCCCACCGCAGATGCGATCACTGAAGGAGCTGAAGATTTTTTCGTGAGAGTATCTGGTACTGCCGGGCCCAATAACACTGCTGTTACAAAAGACTCGGCTGCATGTACCGTAAATGATACATCACAAGCAACTGCTGGTATGGATAGTTCATTTTCCATTTACGGTGGTTCCCAAACAGAAGATGGGCCGGCGGGGGCTTTTGTTGAGGCTCATGTCAACGTCGTCTTTACTCATGATGCTGCCAATAATAGAATTAAAATCCGGTCGACAAAAGGTGGATCACAAACCACAGCGGTTGCTATTAACAGTTACGTCAACTATGTGGGCCTGAATAATATCACAAGCATAAGGGCGAAATATACGGTCAGCAGCCAAGCCTGTAGTGGAACGTGTTATGTGGGCGGGTGGGGTCCGACTCCGGTAAATGATGGATACAACACTGGTACATATTATCCCTCCGGCTCGACTATTGGTGCATATCATAATTTCGGCTGGATGGCAAAGTCCAACCCAAACCTCCAATCAACAAGTACTACAATGGTGAATGCATTCGGGGTACAAATGACTATTCAAGTTATTGATTCAGTGGAAGGCACATTTTTAGCGGCATCAAATTCAATGGATGTATCGCTCCAATCAACAGAATATAATGGTGGCGGGGGTATGGTCTAATGGCAAATAAAATAGGACACCGAGATTTAAAAGTACACTGTAAATCCTACGAAGGCGATGTTCACGGATTTAATATCTATCAGGTTGTCGCACGATGGGACACAGATTCTAATAATGATTTTGAAGAAAGTTTTTTATTAGAGCATTATCAGGCAGCGTATCCAGATCTCATTGTGACCGTTGAGGATTTCAGACCACTCGAATATGACGAGACCCCAGATCCTACAGTTCTTGACCTAGTATATGACCCGTTTACCGACTAATATAAATATAAAGATTAAACATTTTCGAATAGAGAAAAGACATGGCCCAACCAACATCTAGACAAGATTTCATAGATTACATTCTAAGAAAACTCGGTGCGCCGGTTATTGACATTAATGTAGCTGAAGAGCAAGTAGAAGACCGAATTGACGAGGCAATTTCTTACTGGCGTGACTATCATTATAATGGAAGCCAACTCATTTATCTTAAGCATGAAATTACAGAAGATGATAAGACAAACAAATATATTACCCTCCCTCAGGGTTTGTTAGGCATTTCAAAAATATTTGATTTGTCGTCTTCAATTTCAAGTGGTGCTGGTATGTTTAATGCCCAGTATCAATTTGTGCTAAATAATCTGGACTCAATCACCGGGTATAATGTACAGCATTATTACATGACAATGCAACACTTAGAATTTCTGCAAGAAATCCTTGTAGGAAGACCATTGATTCGATACAATAAGCACGTAAATAGACTTTATGTGGATATTGATCAGGATACTTTGGTTGTAGGTGATTATATTATCATTGAGGCATACGATGTGATTGATCCCAATTCATTCCCAGATGTTTGGGGTGATCGATGGCTCCAAAATTATGCTGCGGCTCTCGTAAGAGAACAATGGGGTCTTAATCTCACTAAATTCTCAGGCATGCAGCTTGTGGGTGGTGTATCTTTCAACGGAGAACAAATTCTGGCCGAGGCGAGGGAAGACAGACAAAGAATGGAAGAAGAGGCGACAACAAGCCTCCAACCTCTGACCTATAACTTTATTGGATAAATCATGGCCACCAATGTATTTTTTCGAAACTATGATAACTTCAACGAACAAAATTTAATTGATGATCTTGTAATTGAATCAATTAAAATATATGGTGTTGATGTTATATACATTAGCAGAACAATTGGTTCACGCGATAGTGTATTCAATGAAGATGATACTCCCGTCTACGATCAAACCTTTGAATTCGAATCCTATGTGAAAAACGTAGAGGGGTTTGAAGGTGAAGGCGACTTCTTATCCAAGTTTGGTCTGCAGATTCGCGATCAAATGACTCTCACTGTTGCCAATCGCACATTCGAAAAATATGTGACTCGGGAAGAAAATACAATCGTAAGACCTAGGGAAGGTGATTTATTATTCTTCCCACTGAACAGCAAGATATTTGAGATTAAAAACGTTGAACATGAAAGTGTCTTTTACCAGACTGGTGCTCTTCAAGTCTTTGATATGGTCTGTGAATTAATCGAATACAGCAATCAGATACTCAGAACCGGTCGTGATAATATTGATGCGTATTTTGATGATATTACAACGGATACATATACTGCGATGGGTGCTAATAATGCATCGACACTTGTTGGGCTTGCTAATACAGATCCAATTGCGAGAAACATCTTCTATGAAAGAGAAGGTGACTCAATTATTGACTTTACTGAAATCGATCCATTTAGTGAAGTCATAGACATACAGGATTCTTAAATGGCAATTGCAAATTATTTTTACAACTCGACCACTCGTAAATATGTTGCTCTATTCGGCACATATTTTAATCAGCTCACTATTGAAAGACAAAACCTTCAAGGTGCAGCAATACAGAGAATGGTCGTCCCCATTTCGTATGCTCCATTTCAGAAAATTCTCACGCGATTAGAGCAGGATCCCGAGTTCGCCAAGAAGTCTGGTATCACATTACCCAGAATGTCGTTTGAATTGACATCAATGGCATATGACGCAGACAGAAAAATTTCTCCAACTCGAAAGATTCGAAAAACTGCAAAGGACGAAACAACAAACTCTCGTAATTTCATTTACGCCGGGACACCATATAACTTGGATTTCTCGTTGTATATTATGGCTAAATATAATGAAGATGCAGTGAAATTACTAGAGCAGATATTGCCTTTCTTTAACCCAGAGTTTACCAGTACAGTAAGGTTGATTGATGATATCGAACCAATCGATGTACCACTCATACTGAATAGCGTTGATACCGAAGAATTGTATGAAGCAGATTTTACCGAAAGGCGAAGTATTCTTTACACTCTTAATTTCACTATGAAATCTTGGTTCTTTGGACCAGAGAAAGAAAAGAAAGTTATTAAGTTTGTTGATGTTCGTGAATGGACCTCAATGGACCCACCCTCAGAGAATTATGACGGTCAGATTACAGTACAGCCTGGCATGACATCGGAAGGAGTAGCTACCTCAGTATTGACTAATACGGTAGACTACAGCCTCATTGACTTTGACGATAATTGGGATTATGTTGTCACACGTGACGACGCCTCTTAAATAATGGAGACTATATATTATGAAAATAGGATTTACTTGTTCGACCTTTGATTTGTTACACGCGGGACATGTACAAATGTTACGAGACGCAAAATCTCAATGTGATTATCTAATTTGTGGTCTTCAGGTAGACCCGTCATTGGATAGAATCGAAAAGAATGCTCCTATTCAAACACTTGTTGAGCGATACACTCAGCTCAAGGCTGTTCAATACGTTGATGAAATTATTCCATATGAAACTGAACTCGATCTCAAAGATATCCTTGAAATGTATCACATTGATGTGCGCATTCTTGGTGATGAATATAGAAATTTAGAATTTACCGGCAAAGAAATTTGTCAGAGTAGAAATGTTGATTTGTACTTTAATAAAAGAGATCACCGATTCTCAACAAGTGATTTGAGAAAACGAGTCTGCAATAAAGAGATGAGAGACGATGGCGAAAAAAGACAAGATAGCTGAAACACTAGGAATTAGAGACCTTGAAGAGGTCAATCCAGTGGTACCTACACAGGTCGAACCAGCACAAGAAATGCTCCCAGTAATTGACAGTGAAGATCAATTGCCTGCCCTTGTAACTCCAGAAGCAGAAGAAAACCTAAAAGATATTGAACTTGCAAAAAGAAATATTGAGAACATTATTAATTTAGGTGATGATTCAGTAAAAGAAATGGTAGAAATTGCAAAGCAGTCGGAATCACCACGTGCGTTTGAGGTCGTCTCTACCTTGATGAAAACATTGCTAGATGCAAATAAGGACTATGTTGATATGTCCACTAAGAAGAGGTATGCGAGAGAAGAAGCGAATCCTAGCAAGAATCAGGTCACCAATAACAACTTAATAGTATCGACCGCAGATCTGCTCAAAATGTTAAAGGATGGATCTGATGATTAACGGCTATTTGGGTAACACTAATCTAAAAAAGATTGGTGAACAAATAGAATTTACTCCCGATAATTTAAAGCAGTATATGCGATGCATGAAAGATCCGGTATATTTTTCTCGTAGTTATATCAAAATTGTTCACGTAGATCATGGTCTTATACCATTTGATTTGTACGATTACCAAGAAGAAATTGTCAATAAAATTACTGATAATCGACGACTTGCAGTATTGACAGCAAGACAGTCAGGCAAGACCACGACGGCAGTGGCAGTAATTCTTCATTACATATTATTCAATGAATTTAAGACTGTAGCAATTCTTGCAAATAAGGGTGATTCGGCTCGAGAAGTATTGAGTCGTGTGCAACTAGCATATGAAGCACTACCCAAATGGATGCAACAAGGTGTTGAAGAGTGGAACAAGGGTAGTATCTCATTGGAAAATGGCTGTAAGATCTACGCTGGTACTACATCTTCAAGTGCCATTAGAGGTAAATCGATTTCGTTTCTATATCTGGATGAGGTTGCATTTATTGAAGGATACGATGAATTTTTTGCCTCGGTTTATCCCACGATATCATCGGGTCAATCTACAAAATTAATGATGACGTCCACACCTAATGGGCTTAATCATTTTTGGAAGACGTGTAAGGGTGCCGAAGAGGAAACCAATGGATATGAATTTGTTAAGGTGATGTGGGACGATGTACCAGGCAGAGACGAGAAGTGGAAACAAGAAACTCTTGAAGCTCTCGATTTTGATGAGCAGAAATTTAAACAAGAGTATTGCTGTACATTCTTGGGTAGTTCCGGTACGTTGATTGATGGTTCTAAACTAAAAAATCTGGCGTATTCAAGACCGATGGCAGAGAGTGAAGGTTTGTGCCAATATGAGAAACCACTTGAAGGTGCTACATACGTAATGACAGTTGATGTCTCTCGTGGAAAGGGACTGGACTATTCTACATTTAACATAATTGATATTAGCCAAATGCCTTATAGACAGGTGTGCACGTTCAGAGATAATATGGTGGGCCCGGTTGATTTTGCTTCAGTTATATATAGAATAGGCCTACTTTATAATGAGGCCGCTTTGCTCATAGAAATAAACGATATCGGTGAGCAGGTTTCTGATGTTCTTACAATGGACTATGGTTACGAAAATTTCCTGTACACTGAAAACGCGGGACGATCGGGAAAGAGAATATCAAGCGGATTTGGTAAAAAGGTTGATAATGGTGTAAGAACTACCAAAAGTGTGAAATCGATTGGCTGTACAATCCTTAAGATGTTGATTGAACAAGATCAATTAATTTTACAAGATTTTAATACTATACAGGAATTATCCCGTTTTTCGAAAAAAGGATCCTCATACGAAGCCGAATCTGGCTCTCACGACGACTTGGTAATGAATCTAGTTTTATTCGCGTGGTTATCAGATCAAGGTTATTTTAAAGATATGACAGATATTAATACTCTTATGAAGTTGCGTGAGAGAACTGAAGAGCAAATTGAACAGGATCTTTTACCATTTGGTTTTATTGACGACGGGGGTAATGAGTTTGAGGACGAACTTGCCGCAGGCAGAGAAAACTGGCAGCTCATTTTGTAAGTCCTGTATTTTATAAATATAACAGTGATACAAACTGAAAAAAATTTTTAAAATACGATAATAATTAAAGGAGAAAAATATGGCTTTTTCCGTAAGTCCTTCCGTAATCGTTCGTGAAGTGGACGCATCGGCAGCGGTACCAGCCATCGCAACGCCACCTGCAGCTGTATCCGGTGTATTTAGATGGGGTCCTGTAAATGAACCAATTCTATTGTCATCGGAAAATGATCTCGTAAGTCGATTCGGTAAACCTACCGATAACAACTACGAAACTTTCTTTGTTGCAGCCGATTATCTTTCATATGCAAATGCCCTCTGGGCTGCTCGTGTTGATAATGGTGCTGTAACATCTGATGCATATAATGTTGTATTATTCGACGCGACCACAGCATATGCAAATACTGCTGCTCCAGGCTATGTACAAGGTACAACTCCTGGTTCTGTTGGGTCTGTCGATACAAGTAATACTACATATGGTGCATTTGAAGGCCTATACCCTGGTGCTCTTGCGAATGGTATCGAAATTTCATACGTAAAGGATTCGGGCTATGAATCAACATTATTTGATGTTGGTGATATTCCTGCTACAAATCCTTCCCTCTCAGATTCAAGATTGGTTTCTGGACAAGATACCGGTGTAAGTGATCAAGCAATTGCTTTCAATACGAAGACAATTGATATTACTGTAGCCAATACAGTGGCTCTTGATGTTTCTGGCTTGGTTGGTGATATTCTTGTCATCGGAAATGATTCGGTAGGTTACCAAGAACTATCGATTACTGCTGCAACAAAATCTGATCTTAATATTGACCTAGATCCCTCGGCTAATACCGACATCGTGGTTGGCTATCACAGATACGAAATCACTACTTCGTCAAATTATACTCTTGCTGAATCCGACCTAGAAGATCTTTCAATTTCTACTAAGTGGAAACAGAGTTACCTATTTGGTAAGACTCCAGATGCTGGTAATTATCACGTTGCTGTCATTGACAGTTCCGGTGATGTGACTGGTGCTGCTGGATCTGTTGTTGAAATCTACGATAATGTATCGACCAGTGCAACAGCTACACTTGCTGATGGTAGAACTAATTACTACGCAGAGGTAATTGAGAATTTCTCGGCTTGGATTAAGGTTGCAAATACTGCACACTTTGAGGCCCAAACGACCTCTCAATATGAAACTCTTGCTGGTGGTACTGATGGAACCCCTGAGGCGACAACCACACTACAAGCTCTTGCTGGTGGATACGATCTGTTTAAGAACTCTAATGAGATTGATATCTCGTTTGTTCTTCAAGGTAAGGGCGATAATAATGCCAACCTTGCAAACTACATTATCTCTAATGTAGCTGATTACAGAAAAGATTGTGTGGCATTCCTATCACCATCGAAAGAATCAGTAGTTGATGAGTTGAGAACCAATGCAAAAATGACCAACGCAATTGCATATCGTAACAAGCTCCAAAGCTCCTCTTACTGGTTTATGGATTCCGGTTACAAGTACAGATACGACAAGTATAATGACAAGTACCGATATGTCCCACTGAACGGTGATATGGCTGGTCTGGCCTCTAGGGTAGAGCCTTATGAGTCTCCAGCTGGATTCCGAAAAGGTGTTGTGAAGAATGTTGTTAAGTTGGCATTCAATCCTAATAAGGCACAGAGAGACCAACTCTATACTGCAGACATTAACCCAGTAATGAGTCAAGTAGGACAAGGAATTGTTTTATTTGGTGATAAGACTGGATTAGGTCAGAATAGTGCATTCGATAGACTTAATGTACGAAGATTGTTTATCGCTGTCGAGAAGGCAATTGCTAATGCAGCTCAATCATTCTTGTTCGAACTGAACGATGAGTTTACTCAGACACAATTCAGAAATATCGTAGAGCCATTCCTCCGTGACATTCAAGGAAGACGTGGAATTATCGATTTTAGAGTTGTATCTGATGCAACGGTGAATACTCCTGTAGTAATCGATCAAAATAAGTTCAGAGCAAATATCTTCATTAAACCTGCACGATCTATTAACGTCATCGAACTCACGTTTGTGGCTACAAGATCTGGGGTTGAATTTGAAGAAATTGTTGGCGCGCTTACATAATAAATAAGATTGTTAAAAGGAGAACACGAATATGAGTTTTAATATCAACGAGTTTAAATCACAGCTAGTAGGTGGTGGTGCTCGTCCAACTCTTTTCCAAGTTCAGATATTAAATCCTGTCGATCCGGCCGCTGACTTTAAAGTCCCATTTATGGTACGTGCGGCTGGAATTCCTGGTTCGACTGTGGGGCAATATGAAGTGCCCTACTTCGGCCGGAACATTAAGTACGCAGGTGATCGAACATTTGAAGATTGGACGATTACAGTAATCAACGACGAAGACTTTGCCGTTAGAAATGCTATGGAAGCATGGTCTAATGCTATCAATACCCACGATAGTAATGTCAGAGCCTTACCCCAAGATTACAAATCAAATGCTATCATTACGCAATTTAGTAAGGATGGAGATCCGCTTAGGTCTTATGTATTTGAAGGCATGTTCCCAGTTACAATCGATCAGATTGAAATGGATTGGGGTACTGTCGATGCTATTGAGGAATTCGGTGTAACATTCAGTTATGATTTTTGGAGAGTTGAAGGCGTAACCGGTATTCCTACAAGCTAATTGATTATTGAGGAATTTAAATAATGAAGATTTTTGGCTTTGACATAACGCGGGAAGCAGAACAGACCGATAATGTACCGGTCTCTTTTGCTGAACCGCAAAATGACGACGGTGCAATTACCGTAGGTAGTGCCCTCGGTGGGTTCTATAATACGTTAATTGATCTTGAGGGCTCGGCTAAAACCGAGTCCGAACTCGTCACAAAATATCGTGGTATGGCAATGCAACCAGAAATTGCTCAGGCAATTGATGAGGTTGTGAACGAAGCAATTAATATCGACACACACGAAAAAGTGGTAGATGTTGTATTGGATGAAGTAGATCTGCCCGATAAGGTAAAAAAGGCAATATCAGAAGAGTTTGAAAATTGTCTTGGACTTTTAGATTTTACTAATACAGCTTATGATATGTTTAGTAAATTCTATGTTGACGGAAGACTGAATTACCATATTATTATTGACGATAAAAATATTAAGAAAGGTATTACAGAACTTCGTTATGTGGACCCACGAAAGATTAAGTTAATACGTGAAGTCGACAAGAAAGACAAAGATCAATGGTCTGGCATGCCAACCAAAAAAGTCAAAAATGAATATTATTTGTATTCTGATAATGGCTTTGGAAATGGACCAGGCGATTCATCACAGGGTTATAGAATTTCAAAAGACTCGATTGCTAGAGTAACATCGGGACTAATGAATGAAAATAACTCTTTAGTTCTTTCATATTTACATCCGTCTATCAAACCTCTCAATCAGTTGAGAATGTTAGAAGACGCCACAGTCATTTATACTCTGACACGAGCACCAGAGCGTAGAATTTTCTATATTGATGTTGGTAACTTACCTAAGAACAAGGCCGAGCAGTATCTGCATGATATGATGACTCGACACAAGAATAAGTTACAATATAATGCATCAACTGGTGAAATTAGTGATTCTCGTAAAATGATGACAATGACTGAAGATTTCTGGTTTCCTCGCCGTGGTGGTGAGAGATCTACAGAGGTCGATACGATTGCCGGTGGTTCTGCACAGGGCTTAAGTACAGATGAAAATATGCAGTACTTCCAACGTAAATTATATAAGGCGTTGAGAGTACCACTAACCCGATTAGAGCCAGAAACAATGGTTTCATTCGGTCGCGTTTCTGAGATAACGCGTGATGAATTGAAGTTTAGTAAATTCATTCGAAGACTCAGAGCAAGATTTTCTTGGTTCTTCAATATGGTACTAGAAAAGCAACTTGTCTTAAAAGGGATAATGTCACCAGAAGAATTTGAACAGATTAAAAATAAAATTCGCTATGACTTTATCAAAGACAACTACTTTGAAGAACTAAAAGAGGCCGAAATTCTCAGAGAGCGCATGAATACGCTGAGAGAAATGGAAGAAACGGTCGGTGTTTATTATTCTCGTCAATGGGTAATCCGTAATGTACTTCAAATGAGTGAAGATGATTTCGAAGAGATCAGAGATCAAATCGAAGCGGAGAAAGAGATGTTCCCTGACGAGGACGAAGATTTATGATAAATAATTCAAAATTCAGATTAAAGGACTCACAGAAATGAAACGGTTCAAAAATATTCGCGAAATGGCGCAACCCAAATCTCCCGAAGAGAAGAGATTTAAGGATCAGCACTCGGTTGAGGTACTTGATCCCGAAGGTCATGGTGACGATATCAAGCCAAAGACAAAGCAAAAGAAAAGATTGGCTGATTATGTCAACGGCACAGACAAGGCTGCTTATGATAAAGCTTATACTGTGAAGAAAGAAGCAGTAGAGGAAGATTGGGATGCAATCGAGGCAGAAATATTAGAGAATCACGATATTTCTGAACTCTCTGAAGAGCAGCTCGATGAACTGATCGGTAAAATTGCAAGAGGTATTGGCAAAGGAGTTAAGAAAGTTGCAAAGAGAATGTCTACCTCTGGTCGTGCAGATGCTGCCGAAAAGAAAGCAGATAACGCCGAAAAGAAAACTAAAGATCGTGAGAGAATGAAGAAGGCTAAAGAGCGTATTGCAGCTGCTAAAGCTAAGAGAAATGAATCTTCCTTAGAAGAAGATATTGCTGATATCATCGTAGAAGCATATGGTGAATCTTTGCTTGAGTTCACTGATGAAGAACTGGATACGATCATCGATAGACTTCATGAAGACCTACAGGGCTAAGAGAATGAAGAAATTTTCAGACATCTACGAATCGCGTAATGACGTAGTCAAAGCTCTTGCTGATAAAGCAAAGACTGGTGGTATGGATAAGGCTGACTTTAAGAAAGGCCACGATCTCTATAAAGCTGCTAAGTTTGAAGATCTTAAAAAATTAATTAAAGGTCTTGATACGGACGTTGCAGAATATATTGCTGATGTTATCAGCAGACATGATTCGAAAGCATTCAATAGCATGTATCCAAGAGCTAAAGCTGGTGACCCCATGTCTAAAATTATTAGAGAACACATGGATCACGGAATTGAAGTGGCTGAAGATGCACAGGACGAAAAGAGAATGATGCGATCTCAACTCATGTTTATGGCGTATGCAGCCAAAGAGATCGCTTCTTACCTTGATCGAGTCAACGATCCTGAAGAGTGGTACCAGAATAAAATGGCCACTACACATTCAATGATGAAGACACTCTATTCATATGCTCAAGGTCAAAAACAGTCAATGGATGCAGACGATGATCTAATGGCTGGATATTACGGTGAAGATAATAAGCTTGATGCGCGTAAAAAAGAATTCAAAGAAAAGCTTCGTAAATTAGCCTACGAGAAATACGGCAAGAAAAAGGTTGATCAGGTTGATGAGTCAACTAAAGCTTATGCTGCTTCATTAGAAAAGATTGCAAACGATAAAAAGCTTAAGGCCATTACTCCAAAAGATCGTGAAATGCTTGCCAAATTAGCTGACCTTATGAAAAAGGAAGGTTATCGTAAGCCAACTGCAGCAGAGATTGCGGCAGATAAGAAAAAAGATGGTAAGAAGCCCGAAGGTAATCGACACAGTAGAATCAAAAAGAAAGTCTACGGTAATGCAATGGGTGGTCTTAAGAAAGAAGAAGACCAACTCGTCGAAGCCAACTTTAAGCCTGGTAACCTAAAGCTTAAGGATGGTTCAAAGGTTAAGATTTCAATGGATGATGCCAAGGCAATCACAGCACTGATGAAGACACTCAGCGCAAAGAATCGTAAAGAAATGGAAACACGACTGATGTCAGACAAGAAAGGGTTCGATGAAATCATGGCATTTGTGCAGGCTGCCGGAATTTAAAATGTATAAATATAATTTAAGAATAAAAAGGTAAGAAAAAATGAAGCTTATCACAGAAATTACAGAAAGTTGCGAAATCATTTCCGAGTTAAATGAAGAAACTGGCAAGAAATCATTCTTCATTGAAGGCATTTTTATGCAAGGAAATTTGAAGAATCGCAACGGTCGTATCTACCCGAGTGATGTCCTTGAAAAGGAAATGACTCGTTATCAGAAAGAGTTCATTGATACGAAAAGAGCACTAGGTGAGCTTGGACACCCCGATGGACCTGCAATCAATGGTGAGAGAGTATCACACTTGATTACTTCAATGACACGAGAAGGCAATGACTTCTATGGTAAGGCCAAAATTCTTGGTACACCCATGGGTGAAATTGTAAAAACCTTACTTGACGAAGGTGTCAAGATAGGTGTATCAACTCGAGGACTTGGTTCTGTCAAGCAAAAGAATGGTGTAATGGAAGTTCAAAACGACTTCTACCTAGCCACAGTTGATATTGTCACAGATCCCTCTGCCCCTAATGCTTTTGTAAATGGTATTATGGAAAATGTGGAATACTATTACGATCTTGCTTCTAGCTCTTGGCTCCCGACTGCGCAACAGGAAGAAGTTGCTGAAGTCGTTGAACAGATTCATAGGCAAGTGCATAAGAAGTATAATAGAATCGTGAACAAAATTGACGAACAGACGGCAGCTAAACTTTTCCAGAAGTTTGTTAAGTCGCTGCAAAAGTAAAAGATTTATAAATAGTTTGCAACAATTCAATTGTTACATAAAAGGAGACTAAATATGGCAGATGATCAAAGCAAGGTTGTTGCTGAAGAGGAAACTCTCTCAGTCGCACCAGAAACTGTTGAAGAGCAGGTTGAGTCTGTAGAGGAAGTCGCTGTTGAAGAAGCTACTGTTGAAGTAGTAGAGGAAGTGGTTGAGGAGACTGAAGAAATTACTGAAGTCGATCCAACTATTGCTTCGATCTTTGAAGGTGTTGACCTTTCAGACGAATTCAAAAACAAGGTATCGGTAGTTTTTGAGGCAGCCATCAACGAACAAGTCCAAGAAAGATCTAAGGCATTTGAAGCTGATCTGACTGAGAAACTAGAAGCTGAGCTTCAAGAGTCTTTGACAGGTAAAGTGGAAGAGATTGTCGAAAATCTTGATAAGTATTTGGACTATGTTGTTGAAGAGTGGATGTCCGAGAACGAAATCGCTATAGAAGCTGGCATTAAAGTAGAAATGGCAGAATCTTTAATGACCGGTCTTAAGGATCTATTCGAAGAGCACAATGTAGACATTGACGATGAAACTGTCGATGTTGTAACTGGCTTGGAAGAGCAGGTTGCAACGGCAGATGCTAAAGCTAACGATCTCGTAAATGAGAACATTGCTCTGGCAAAAGAAATCGCTGACATGAAGGCAGATAAGGTATTCGAAGGAATTACTGAAGATCTTACAGTATCTCAGCGTGAAAGAATAGCGGTTCTCTCTGAGAAGCTAGACCGCGATGATTTGGAAGGTTACTCATCTAATCTCCAGACCATCAAAGAATCTTTCTTTGCAGAATCATCTGTGAAAAAGGATGAAGTTGTTGAAGAAGAAATCATCACGGAAGAGGCAGCTATTCGGCAGCCAATCTCTGATTATTCTTCAGTCAATGCTCTTGTAGAGGCACTCAACGCAAGAAAATCAAACTAAGATCTAAGATATTAGTTTTTATAAATAAACAGTAACACTTAAATTTAAGTAACAAGGAGATAGAATAATATGTCAGAGACAAACTATCAAAAGCTTGTGGAAAAGTGGGGGCCCATCCTAGAGCACGAATCTTTTTCACCGATCGCTGATAATCACAGACGCGCAGTAACGGCGACCATTCTTGAGAACACAGAGCGTGCTCTTCAAGAGTCTGGTGACCTTTCTGCTAACATGAGTTCTCTTTTGTCAGAGAGCCCAGTAAACGACATAGGTGCAACTGGTGGATTCACTGGTGGCTCCGCTGCGGCAGGACCAGGCGCTGGATATGATCCAGTACTGATCTCTTTAGTTCGCCGTGCAATGCCTAATCTAATTGCATATGACATTT